ACGCCGCCGACCGCGCCGACCACGCCGCCGACCGCGCCGACCACGCCGCCGACCGCGCCGACCGCGCCGCCGACCGCGCCGCCGACCGCGCCGCCGACGCCAGATCCGTTTTATCTTGCGAATCGCAATACGCAATTACCAGATTGAGAGCCGCGACACACTCTTTCGCGTAGGGTTCCTGATTCGATAGCAGACGGTCGCGGTCTCGGGTGTGACGCAGTGAGGCTAGTTTCCAACGTACGTTTTCGACATCAGCGCCGACGGGTACGGCTCCCAGAAAGTCAACCGCGAACCGCTGCGCGTTACCGGCTGGCAGACCTTCGAAGATTTTGTCCTCCAGATACGCAAGCCATTGCGGAAGACCAAGCTCATCTTCGTACGCAGAATGGTTGTACCGGTTTATCGTGCAACCAACCGCGCACCCGTGAGTACCATTCCACCCTTGGCCTTGAATGATTTCGTCTGCTGCATGGTGCGCCTTGAGCCGCGTCAGGTACTTCTGTTTTATTGCTTCGTCGCCGTGAAATGCTTTCATGATTTCTCCTTGGTTGCCAAGCCCTCAGGCTTCTCTTTCGATTGATGCAGCTACGCGTTCGCGTAGCGCTTCATACTCTTTTTTCTGTCGTGCGTAGTCTTCAATATCTTCAAAGTACTCGTTCACGTCAGGACAGGTTGCGATCAGGTTGTGGACTTCTGCGATAGCGCCACCCAATGCGTGCCAGACCAGTATCAGATTCTTGCCTTTTATTTGCATCTCTATCTCCTTCGGAAAGGCCGCCGGAGTGGCCTATAGTTCACAGGACGGATACGATCCGTTCACCTTCTTCCAAATCTCTTTCCGCCAGCTGGCGGGCATGTGCTGCGTTGATAGCGTTGACGTAAAAGGTCTTGAGGTTTGTAGTGATGTCAAAGAAGCGCATTTCGTTTCTCCTTCGTTGTTGATGAACGGACTATAGCAAATGCCGAAACATTCCGCAAGTGCAAAATTTAGCTTGACAAGGTGTCGGCGCGGGATATAAATTCTGTCTCGCGTACCTCATCAACGAAGGAGAAAACTGAATGACAATCAGCATTGAAGTAACGCTTTATGCGAATCACGCGGACAGTGATCGTCTGAACTCGAACATCCGATTCAATGGCGAAGCTGAAACCGTTGAAGACGCCAAGAAGATGGCGCTGGAATTGCATCAGCTGTCGGAAGCGATTGGAGCGATGCAAGCGCCGCGTCCGGAACCGCGTCCTGCTCTCGAAAAGATGAAGGCGGCGTTAGAGGAAAAAGCTGCACGGGAGCAAGTCCCCAACGATCAGCCGAAATCTACGGATACGACATCTGGCGAACCGTCTGCACAGACTGGCGAATCATCTTCGCCCGCGCTGGACTACGCGAAGGATGTGAAGCCGATTACCATTCAGTTGTCCAAAGAGAAGGGCCGTGAAATCACTATCGGCGTGCTGTCGCGCTTCGGTGTGAAGTCGGCTCAGGATCTGGAACCCGCGCAGTGGACGGAATACATCGCGCATTGCGGGAAGGTGCTTGCCGGCGGTGAAGTATGAGCGACCGCCCCCACGCGTTAGCAAGCCCCAGCAAGGCCGAAATGTGGCTCGCGTGCGCCAACTCGCTAGCCGCGAACATCGGCCAGCCTGAGGGCGACAGGAAGGCCCCTGACCTTGGTACGGACAAGCATGAACTGATGACCTTGTGCCTGGAGTTCGGCAAAAATGCCATGTCGTACGAAGGGCATGTCCTGAAGTTCGGGCATACGGTCAATAAGGAGTTGGCACATGACGTACAAACTGTTGTTGATAATGTGCGCGAGCGCATGTCTGCTTATGTTCTTCGTGGATGTACCGTCGCCCTTGAGCTTGATCAGGCGGTACCCATTGACCACATCACAGGGGAAGCTGAAGCTACTGGCACCCTGGATGTTGCTCTTATCGTCTCTTGGCCTGACGGCCATGCTTCTATCGACGTTATAGATGCCAAGTTCGGCTACTCGGAAGTACTCGCCGAAGAGAATCCGCAACTCCTGATGTACGCTTCCGGCGCACTGGAAATGTTCGGGCTGGTTGAGAATTTCACGGAAGTGAATCTGGTGATCGAGCAGCCGCTTCGCGGTACCACGGAGTGGAGCACGACTCCGGAAGATGTGAAGTTCTGGTCTGAATGGGCAGCACCGCGCGCGGAAAAGGCAATCCTGATTCACAACATGGCCGGCGAACGCGCGCTGAAGACGGAGGACTTCGGCGTCAGTGAGAAGGGCTGCATGTGGTGCAAGGCGAAGGCGGTTTGTCCTGCACTGCTACAGCGCGTAGAGGAAACGATCGAGGCAACTTTCGAAGTTGAAGGCCCTCTCGCAGATGCTGAACTCCTGCCAGTTGATGAACTCGCCAGCAAGTTTGAAAAGCTGGAGATTATCGAGGACTGGATCAAGGGAATCCGCGCTCGCGCTGAGCTTGAACTACTGGCCGGAAAGCAGATTCCCGGTCTGAAACTGGTAGCCGGCAAGAAAGGGAACAGGGCTTGGGCCTCAGATGACGAAGCCGAAGCCATGATGAAGAAGTTCAAGATGAAGCAGGACCAGATGTACAGCTTCAAGTTGCTGGGCCCGAAGCCGATTCTCGAAGCACTGGCCGACCAGCCGCGACGCCTGAAGCAGATCGAGAGCCTGATCGTGCAACCTGCGGGCAAGCCGCATGTCGCTCTCGATTCGGACAAGCGTCCGGCACTTGAAATTAAACCCGTCGAAGACGGTTTCGATACCGTGGAGGATCTATGCTAGAGAACATTCACACGGAATACTGGCTTATTCAGCATAACGGTGAAGGAAAATTTGGGCCCTTCAACAGCGCGAAAGAAGCCTACGAATGCGTACGCTTGGAAGAACTTTCCGACTACGAATTGAAAATTGTTTTGTCTTACGTCCCTTTCTGACTGGAGATTTACAAAATGGGCACCATCGTTCAACTGAAGCACGTTCGCATCGCATTTATCGACAACCTGTTCGAGCCGGCACAGTACGAAGGCCAGGGCGACTTCCGCCATTCGGCCACGTTCATTGTCGAACCGGGCAGCGCAAACGACAAAGCGATCCAGCACGCTATCCAGATGGAAGCGAACGCGCTGTGGGGCAAGAAGGCCGAAGCGTTCCTCGAAGACATGCGCACGAACAAGAACAAGTTTTCGTACATCAAGAACAAGAAGGATAAGACCGGCGAAGTGTATGAAGGCTTCGAGAACATGTACGCGCTGTCCGCGATTCGCAAACAGAAAGACGGCACGCCGCTGTTCCTCCACAACATCAAGGACAACGAGACAGGCAAGGCGAAGCGCCTGACCGGCAAGGAAGGCATCATCTACGCCGGCTGCTACGTGAACGCCAAGGTGGAAATGTGGGCGCAAGGCGGAACATACAGCGGCATGCGCTGCGGCCTTCTGGGCGTCCAGTTCGACGCACCGGGCGACAGCTTCGGTGGCGCTTCACGTCCGAGCGATGACGGCTTTGATGCCGTGGATGCGGAAGACGATCTCGCGTAACACAACGGGCCCTTCGGGGCCTTCGGGGCCTTTCTTCTGAGGAGAGGAAATGAACTATAAAAGCTGGAATGACGAAGAGTTGCGCCGGGTTCTGATTGCCGATCCGGACGACACAGCCGCGATTTGCGAAGCCGCAGAGCGATTTGCGAAACAAGACGGCTACACTGAAGAAGACTTGGTCGAAGCACGGCAGGAGGGCCGTGAGGAGGGCCGTGAGGAGGGCCGTGAGGAGGGCCGTGAGGAGGGCCGTGAGGAGGGCCGTGAGGAAGGGTATGCTGACGGGTATGCTGAAGGCCAACGTACGGACGACTCGCGATGAAACTCTGGTGGGATCTGGAAACCTACAGTGAAACCCCAATCAAGGATGGGGCTCATAAATATTCCGAAACTGCGGAGGTACTGCTGTTCGCGTGGGCGCCAGACGAGGAGAAGCCCTCCGTGTGGGACGCGACGGAGAAGCCTAATATGCCATCCGATCTTGAAGAGTGTATCGCGCAATCAGACGAGTATTGGGGGCACAATTCGGGGATGTTTGACCGTGTCGTAACGCGATACGCACGCCCTTCTCTCGCACGCCTGATGGAAGAAAGGAAACACCGGGATACTCTCGTCCAAGCACTCTGCCACGGGCTGCCAGGTTCGCTTGATGCGCTGTGCGAGATATTCCGCCTGGATTCCGATGTCGCAAAAAGCAAACGCGGCAAACAGCTTATTCGCATGTTCTGCATGCCGCAGCCAAAGAACAGCAAGATCCGCCGGCGCACGCGGGACACGAACCCGTTCGAGTGGCTGGAGTTTATCGAATACGCGAAGTCGGATATCACGTCCATGCGGATTCTTCACCAGAAGATGCCGAAATGGAACTATCCGAATAACGAATTCGAACTGAAGCTCTGGCAGCTCGATCAGCGAATCAACAACGAGGGTGTTTATGTCGATCTCGATCTCGCAACGGCGGCAATTGAAGCGGTGGACCGTGAGCAAAGTTCGCTCGCTGAGCGAACTCACGAAGCCACAGACGGCGTGGTATCTTCAGCCACTCAACGAGACGCCCTGCTCGCTCACATACTTGCAGAATATGGTGTCTCGCTGCCTGACATGCGGGCAGACACTCTCGAACGCCGCCTTGCAGATGCAAGCTTGCCAGACGGGGTACGGGAGCTTATCGGGCTTAGGCTTATGGCAAGCACAAGCTCAGTCTCAAAATACCGCCGGGTTATCCGCTCAACTAGCACTGATGGGTATCTACGTGGACTCATCCAGTTTTCAGGCGCTGGCCGGACCGGCCGCGACGCCGGCCGACTGTTTCAGCCGCAGAACTTGATGCGGCCTACCCTTCCCGGCGAAGTGATCGAGGAAGGCATAGAAGCGATCAAGGCGGGCTGCGCGGACCTGATCACAGACAACGTGATGGAGTTGTGCGCCAACGCCATGCGGGGCGTGATTATCGCGCCACCGGGCAAGAAGCTGGTGATTGCCGACTTGTCGAACATCGAAGGGCGGGTTCTGGCATGGCTGGCAGGGGAAGAGTGGAAGCTGCAGGCGTTCCGGGATTACGATAAAGGAATCGGGCCTGATCTTTATCTCGCGTCCTATGCACGGACTTTTGGAGTTTCTATCGATCAGGCGAAACGTCAGGTCGGGAAGGTTTTGGAACTGGCCATGGGCTTTGGGGGCGGGGTTGGATCATTCATCACGTTCGCTGCGGTCTATAACCTGGATCTTGAGCAGATGACTTCCGGTCTGGATCTTCCGCCGGATGTTGTAGCGGAGGCGGATAACTTCTGGAACTGGTCGATTGACACGAAGCGTTCCACCTATGGACTTTCGAAAGAAGTGTTCATTGCCTGTGATTCGTTGAAGCGCTTGTGGCGTCGCGCACATCCGAAGATCGTAGCTCTGTGGAAAGAAACGGAGGATAACGATCGGCAGGCAATCGAGAACGAAGGGCAGGAATACGCCAGCGGGCGGTGCGTGACTGTCCGCCACGGCAACTGGATGAAAGATAGACTGCCGTCCGGGAGGTACCTTTCCTATCCAGCGCCGCGAAACGGCGATCAGGTTTCGTTCATGGGTTTGAATCCGTACTCGCACAAGTGGCAGCGCCTGACAACGTATGGCGGTAAACGGGTTGAAAACCGGACACAAGCCGTAGCGCGAGACGTGTTCAAGAGTTCCTATCCTGCGATTCTCGAAGCCGGGTATGAGATCAAGTTACCGGTGCATGACGAGAACATCACGTACGCACCAGACGGCGCTTTGTACGGCCCCAAGCATCTGTCGCAACTCATGGCTACCGTACCAGCATGGGCAAGCGGCCTACCGCTGGCAGCAGCCGGGTTCGAAGCGTATCGATACAGAAAAGATTGACAATCTTTCGGCAATTGCTATACTGAACTTACTAACAACGAAGGAGAGCGAAATGCGCACCGAAGATTGCGGCCCTCGCAAACACAGCTATGAATTCACGGGCAACAAGACGTTCAAAACGATACACATGGGCCCTCGCGGAACGCGTATTCATCTATCGCAAAACGCGACCTATAAATGTACGACCTGCGGAAAAACGCGCCGGGGCCCTGCTAAAGTCGGCGAACCGAACGATAGTCTATAAGGAGTCTGAAATGTTCAGCAGAGACAACAAGCATTACAGGCCAACCCCGCGCACCGCGTCCGAAGCGTTCGGCCCGTACCACCACTACCAGTCGAAGAAGCAGGCCCGCAACGATATCATTCAGGTCGCTTTAGGCGTGATCGCACTGGGCGTTGTTTACGGTTTCCTGTTTGGGTGGAGGGGATAGTGAAAACTGAGCGCTTACGTTTTGAAGAGATTATTCGGGACATTCTCCAACCGGATCATGCCGAGCAAGCGCTAAGGAAAGAAGGTAAGTACTACGCGGAATATGCTACAACGCTTGCATGGGCCGTATTTAGAGCAGCGGAGGCAGAACATGAGAGAACGCGAAATCGAACAGTACTTCATCCGTCGCGTGCGCGAAGCCGGCGGCCTGCAACGCAAGTTCGTAAGTCCCGGCCATAGAGGCGTGCCTGACCGTATCTGTGTGTTTAACGGAAAGATACGTTTCGTTGAACTGAAAGCCCCCGGAGAAATACCGGACAGTCATCAGTGGCGTGAGATAGTGGCGTTGCAGTCTAAAGGCTGCGTCGTGTGGATTATCGATACGAAAGATATGGTCGATATTTTCGTAAAGGAGATGGTGAAATGAGCGCTTTGACAATTGGACTTCTGGTTTGGGGAATCTTTAACGCCGCGATTCTCGCATTCTGGCGTGGGCGGAAGTAGATGCAACTCCGTCCCTACCAGAAGCTAATCATTGATCACATTCTCGATAAGGAGAGATGCAATGCCTTTGTCCCGATGGGCCTTGGTAAAACGATTTCGACTCTTAAGTCTCTCGAAACGCTTAGCCTTGTCGATTCATCGCCGACCCTTGTACTTGCGCCGCTCCGCGTTGCGCAAAGCACCTGGCCGGACGAGGTCAAGAAGTGGGGGATCGATCTGCCTGTCACGCCGATTGTTGGCACAGCGGAGCAACGCGCCCTTGCGCTCCGTGAAGATTCTGCTATCTGGACCATCAACTACGAAAACATCCCGTGGCTCGTAGACTGGTTCAAGTACAACCCTCGCCCGTGGCCGTTCAAGACGATCGTCGCGGACGAGGTAACGAAACTCAAAGGCTTCCGGGTAAAGCAGGGCCGCGCGCGGGCGAAAGCGATTGGCGAAGTGGCGTTCAAGAAAGTCGATAGGTGGATTGGGCTTACAGGCACGCCGGCCCCTAACGGCCTTAAGGACCTGTGGGGGATCATGTGGTTTATCGATGGCGGCATGCGGCTGGGCCGATCGTATTCGGACTTCACGAAGCGTTGGTTTCAACGGGGGTACAACGGGGAGATGGAGCCGACCGCATGGGCGCAGAACGAGATTCAGGAATTACTGAAGGATGTCTGCCTGTCCCTTGACGCCAAAGACTACTTCAATCTCTCCGAGCCGATCACGAACCGGATAGTTGTGGATCTGCCTCACAAGGCACGGCAACAGTACCGGGACATGGAGAAGAAAATGTTCCTCGAACTGGAGGGGCATCTGGGGCCAACGGAAGTGGAAGCACTGAACGCGGCCAGCAAGACGCAGAAGTGTCTCCAGCTGGCAAACGGCGCGATCTATACCGATGAACAGCGAAACTGGACGGAGGTTCACGATGCAAAGATTCAGGCACTTGATGACATCGTTGAGGAGGCAGGAGGCGCACCAGTTCTTGTCGCATACCATTTTCGTCATGATCTTGCTCGTCTTACTGCCGCTTTCCCTCGCGGCCGCGTGCTTGATTCCGATCCAGAAACTATTAGAGCTTGGAACGCGGGGAAAATTCCGGTTCTGTTTGCTCATCCTGCTAGTGCTGGCCACGGTTTGTCTCTACAGGATGGCGGCAACATCATCGTGTTTTTCTCAGTGAATTGGAACCTGGAAGAAGCGCAGCAGATCGTGGAGCGCATTGGCCCGGTGCGACAAATGCAGTCCGGTCATAATCGACCTGTATTTATTCATTACATCCTCGCCGCAGATACCGTAGACTTTGACGTTCTGGAACGGCTAGAGTCGAAGCGGAGTGTTCAGGACATCTTGCTTCAAGCGATGAAAAGGAGAAAGTGATGGCGAAGTTGTGGGTGACTCACGTTGATGAAAAGCTGGCGGAAGCGTTGCGACGAATCGTAAATCTCGAACAGCAAGTCGCGAATCAGGCCATCGCGACGCAGAAGGTAACTTGCGGTAATTCGCGCGGCCCCTTGAAGACATACGAGATCAAGGCGCAAGCAGCAGCAGCTACCCAAGCGACAGAGCATCTGTACGCCCCGCTCCGGGAAGAGACACCTTCAATGCGCGGCGACGTAGCCGCCATCGTCGCGATGAAGGCTTTCATCGAGCGATTTCTTGCGTACGACGATCTCGGACAAGTCGTGAATGCTTGCGTGCGCGACGATGCTCGCGAAGCGCTCGGAAGGGCAAGGGCGGAATCGTGAAGTGGAATGACAGCAGTACGGTGCTTCCTTTCCCAGGGCGGGAAGTGCTTATCGAACTGAGAATCGTGAACTCTCATCGTTTTGCAGTCGCTACGATCGACTGGGTTGACGGCTTCGCTCGATGGAGTTACGGGCCTTATCAGTGGCGCGATACTGACGTACTTCGATGGGCCGCTATTGAGCCAAAGCCTGAATAACCCGCGTCATCATATGGTCCTGCACATTTGGAATCGGCAACAGCGGTTTGCCGATATCGCGCAGTGCGCCCGCGTGGTAGCACCCCCACGGTACGTCCGGTACCAGGTCGTTACCGTTTTTGCACAGCCACATCGGCACGCCTGCCAGTAGTGTTTGCACCGAAGTGTCGGAACTTACGCGCGGGGGTTCGAAGCCATAAACCGCGATTGGTGGTTTGCCAGCCGCAGTCATCATAGCCGCAGCCGTGATCGCGATAGCGGCGCCCAGCGAGTGGCCGACCAGCGTTACCGGCTGATCGCCGATCGTATCAAGCACCTTTGCCGAAATCGCAAGCCACGCATTCCAGAAGCCTTCGTGCACGTGGCCGATGCCGTCCACGGGGATCATGACGGCGTCCAGATCCGCGATCCACGACGCCAGATTGTTCGTGCCGGGAAACGCGATGCACAAACCATCTGGCGTCGTGCGCACGATCGCGCGCGAAGCCGTGTCCTCCTCCCCGATATCCGGATCAGCGGAGTAGGCTTCGTTCGCAATCAGGGCGTAATCGTACGGCGTCATTTTGCTGCGGGAGCGCTTGCGGCCTGCGCAGCTACCGCCGCACTGGCTGCGCTTGTCGCCACATCAGCGGTGGCGCATACAACGCCGTTCACAGCAGCCGCAGCCGCTACGTCCGGGCTCGCCGCACTGGCAGCGGTGAGCGTCGGCTGAACGATCTTGCAGCCGTTGCTGATCGTTTGCAGCGCGATCAGGTTCGTCTGGTTCAGGTTCTGCAACGTGGTGTTGAGGTTAGCCTGCTGGGCCGACGAGCATGCGCCAAGTGCGAGCACGGAGAGAATAAGAATGCGTTTCATTGTGGTTCCTTTGCGATGAGATGGGCGCCGATCCAGACTAGCGCGTACTTGATGAAAGCGATGAGCTCAGCGGAATTCTGGACGCTGTTTGCGACCAGCACAACCCAGGTGATAAACAGCCCTACGGCAGCAACGCTCAGGAATTCGGTTGTCTGCTTACTCATTGAATTCCCCTTCTTCAGCGATGCGTCGGCGCAACAAGCCGGCAACCACCTGGCCGCCTGCCAGGTCCCAGCGCGCGAACTGATCTGCGGCTCCTGCGAAGTTGCCTGCGTTGAGCATCCGCAGCATCGTGGAACTCGCAAAATTGCCGCTGCCGACATTGAATACGAAATCGACAAGCGCGTCAAACTCGCCCTGAGTCAGCGGAACCAGTACCTGATTCTGAACCACGCTTGCGGCCCACTGGATATCTTCCAGCAGCCATGTTTCGGCCTGCGCTTGCGTGCAGGTCATGCCTTGCGTGACGCCGGCGGTATGACCATAGCCGATCGTCCAGACGCCGGCAGAGTCCTGGTAGGAAGTCAGTTCAAGCCCTTCAAACTGTTCCGTCAACGCCTGACCGGTGTATTGCAAATTCTGGTTCATTAGTGCCCCTTCGCAAATAACTCCACGAAGATGGTAGCGACGCCGCCGACGAGGCTCCCGAACGACACTGCCATCCACAGGCCCCCACGACCCTTATTCGCGATTGCCAGCAAATCGCGAATGTCGTTTTTGATTTCCCTCATGTCCGCGCGCATGTCTTTGATCTCCCGATCCTGAGCATTGAGTTGCGCTTTCATTTCGTAAAGCTGTTCCGGGGATGGTCCGCCCCCAGTTGTAACGTGATTGCTCATCATGTCCACCACACGCCCCCGCGCGTTAGGCGCTTACTGGCGCGTCTGTACTGAAGACACGCCATGCACCGTTAGAATAGTACACCGGGACCCCTGTCCCGGACCCCGCACCTTCGCCCACCTTCCGGCCATTGCTCGCGTAGGCAATAACACCTGGCGGAGGTCCGTTTGGTGCCGTTGGTGACACACCCGGTAACGTGGCTACCGTGTAACTGCCCTTCAGTGCGAATCGTGAAAACAGGCTAAAGAACCACCCTTGCCATGCAGGAGACTCGAATCCCGTTTTAGGATCGGGCGGCGTGGAAAAGGTGTTGTTAGCCATCAGTATTTCCAGCCTTCTGCGTAGCCAAGATCCTGAAGCTTGGGCAGTTGCTTCTCAAGCCGCTCACCGATGTCGTCACGCCACTCAGGGCTGTTCGGGATCTCGATCTTCTTGATTGCTCGCATGGCCCGGTTCTTTGAACCTGTGACGCTATAGTCCGTGCCTGTAGCCACGGCTACATAGTCGCCAGCGGTGACGTACATCTTGCGGCGTTCGTCGCCTTTCTCGCCGTCCGGCGCTTCGCCCATCTTCGCCATGACAAGATGCAGATCTTCCGTGAGCAACGGCTCACAGCCGTAAATCGGAAACCCCTGGCAGTCTCGCCCTGTGTACTCTGTGTAAGGGAAATCGGGGATCGCAATCACAACGCCGGTTGCGATCTCGTCCAGTACTTCGAGCGTGTCTTCGCCGTTCAGCAGGTCCAGCATCCATTGCGCCGGGTCGCCGACATGCAACGCACAGGAGATCGTAAAACACGGCCACCCTGGGCGCGCGGTAGCCTCCAGCGGCCAGCATTCGCCCTTGTCATCCACGATGGCTGACACGTCGAAGAATCCACGGTAGTTGATTGAGTGCAGGTAACTGGTGAGCGGCTTGAGCAGCTTGTCGGCGAGCTTGCAATTCTCGTCGTAGCGCATGCAAGTTCCCATCTCGCCAGTGTTCACACCAGAATCGCCCGCCATGTGCTTCTTGTGTTCGAAGTTAGTTAGTGCGTACTTACTCCAACCGTTTTTGCCGAACCAGCCACCGATCGCCATTTCGATACCGGGCTGGAATTTCTGAAGGATGAACTTGGGCGGTGCTTTGGATTTCTGCTTTTCGGGCGGCTTGTCACGCCAGCGTTCAAGCATGTAGACCATATCCTTGGCCGAACCCGAAAGGTAGGACAGGGCCTTGTCCACGTCATCGCCGTCAGGCTTTGAGACATAGCGCTCGCCGGTCTTCTGCACGAACTTGATTGCCGAGTTGTAGTCCGAGAATTCCTGACCGGGAATGATGTTCAGGCCTGCTTTCTTGAACACTTCCTGCCCGGTATTGCGCTCCACTTCCAGTGCGGCGCCGGCGAGGTTAGAGCCGAAGATCGGATATTTTTTCTTGTGATAGGGCTCGAGCGCGGTCAATAGCTTCTCGCCGTTGTAAGTGACGAAAATCAGATCCGCCCACTGCATGTGCGCTTTCCACTCAACGACCTTAGGCACGATACCGTCACCGATAGGCGAACGCTTGCCGGTCTTGTCTTTTTCGACCCACAGGCGTACTTCGTGGCCTGATTGCATGCACATCATGCACCAGTCCACGCTTGAGCCCAGTTCGTCCAGAACGAGAATTTTCATCGTTAAGCCTTGATATCCTTTCGGCAATTGCTATAATCAGTTCACTAACGCAAGGAGCAAGTCATGACTCGTCTAATCGCCTTCGCCAGCGCCCTTCTTTTGCTGCCGCTAGTTTACTGGGATTACGGAAATATGGCATATCCCGAAACCACCAGTATTTTCCAGCAAATCGCGGAAAGCCCCCGTGAACTCATCTTCTGGTTCCTCTTCGGCTATCCGCTCATGCTCGCAGCAGGCCACTTCCTTTGGCTGGCATGCCGCGCTTTTAACTTCGTAATGCGCAAGCTGGCTTAACGCTGTCCTTTGATGTCCGTCGATTCCGCCGCCGCACCCGCGATCTGTCCGCGATGCTTGAACAGGATATCGATGACTTTTTGCGAAGCGCCAGCCGCCTTCAACTTGGCGAGACCGCCCGGTTGTGCCGCCATCTGAATCACGTTCATGGCCTGCTTCTCGGACATGCCCGTACCGGTCAGGAGGCGCGCAGTTGTGCCTACAATGTGGCCCAAACCGCCGACCACATTCGCGGCGTGTGACGCCATTCGTGATTCGTTTTCCTCGTGGAAGGCGGCTTGCCTATTACCGCCTTGCGCCATCAAGGCGTTGACGCGTTGCCGCGCAGCTTCCTTCTCAAACACTTGGCGAACTGAGTTCGCGTCTTTCTTGCCGAGAATTTCAATGACCTTCGGGTCTCGCATGCCGTCCGCAATCCCCGTCAACGCGCCGTCCGACATGCGGCTGGCATTATGCAAGTACTGATCCAGCCCGTTCGCCATGCCAAGGCGCGCGTATTGAACAAGCTCCGGATTGTTCTTAATCTTGTTCCACGCTTCGAGGTCAGCTTTGCCGAGTCCGAACGCGAACGAGTGGCCGAATTCCTGCGCACCTAAAATACCGGTGCCGGTCTCTTCGCCGCCTATACGGGCGGACAACGCCTGGCCTTCCTTGACAGTTCCAGTTTGCTGTTCCTTGATGGCACGTTGGAGAGTGTCCAAGGTGCCACGTCGAATAGACCCGCCAGGATTAGCCTTGGCCTCCTCCTTGGAAGCAACGCCTACGGCCTTTTGAAGTTCATCGAGAAGTGCGGAGGGAAGCGACGACACCTGTCCGTCGCGCACTTTGATCTTCGGCGCATTCGCGAGATCTCCTAGGCCGGCTGACTTGCCCGCGTTGAAATCGTCAACCGCTTTTCTGAATAGCGATTCGACTTCAGGATGCGCGAGCAGCGTTTGCAGTTCAGGGCTAACCGGATTCGATTCGCCCTTGGACTTCGTATACGCAGACTGGCGCTTCGTCTGGAGATTTTCCAGATCGTCAATCATGTTCTGCTTTACCTTGTCCAGCGGCGCCCCTTGCTGAACCCCGGCCAAGGGGGCGGCCTGCTGTACTTCCGAACTGATGCGCCCCACCTGGCCTGCCGCATCTTCACGTGTCGCAGACCGTAGAGTTTCACTCGCCCGGTTAGTCGTGCCGCCAGCTTTACCAACCGCTTCGGCCACGCGGTTTGAGAAATCTGCCGCTCGCGCGCCGGGGTTCGCTTTCAGGAAGGCCTGAAGATCGGCCATCGATTTTCCATCTTTCTTCAGCGCCGCCTGTACGCGTTCGAACGCCCCTTTGGCGGCGTCCAGTACACCGGCTTTCTCCAGTGCAGGCTTGGCGAGCGTGCCAAGGTAATTCGCAGCGCCACCAACCACACCGCCCACGGCGGCACCTTTCGCAGCCGCACCAACACGTTCGCCCGCGCTTGCATCCGTTCCCGCTAGGGAGCCCGCGCCTTGCAATGCGCCCATGCCCGCACCGCTAGTTGCGAGACGACCTACGGCGCCGGCAACACCCTTGGCGGCAACACCCGGCATAGCGGCGCTCTGGATTGTCGCAGCAGCGAGGTCCACACCAAAGGAAGCGAGCGGGTTATCGTGGTCATAATCTTTGACAAGCTGGCGCGTCGTATCGGCGGCTTGCTTGCCGAATAGCGCTCTGTCGATACTAGCCCCGAAACCGAAAGTCAAAGCCTGATAGGCCTTCGCACCCAAAGCATCAAAATCAAGCGCGCCGCGCGTCGGCTGCGGCTTCGTGCCGGTTGTCGGTCGTCCCGTAGGATCAACGGTGGGGTTCGTGATCGGCGCAGTGCTGTCAACGTCCGGCATCAGAAATGCCCCTCTGAAAAGAATTTATTCGGGTCTTTGAAAGCCGGGTTCGGCGTGCCGTCTTCAAGCGTAGGGATGGTCGCGGTGTTGGGGACCAGCGTCTTGCTGGCCGGATCGTAGATCATCGTCGGGCCTGCCGCCTGTTCGTATCGGTGCCATTGCGCCACGCCAGACTGAACCGTAGCATCCGGATTGGCTTGGCGATACCGATCGAGGAAATCATTCATCTGGCGTTGTGAAGCCGCACCCACGTAAAGGCCGTGTGCAACCGCCATGTTCGCTTCAGAGCTCAGATTAACGTTCGGCTTGGCTCGGGCGAAGTTGTTGTACATCGCCGCCGTGGACGCAGAGCGCGCGCCGCCGTTCGCGCCGGCCAGTAGCTGCATCTGCTGCACCATATTCGCGGTCAGCTTGTTGAATTCCTGCTGTTCCGACGACAGCAGATAGGAACCACCGCCGAAGCCTTTACGATCGGCCACGGCTTCTGCTGTCGCGTTCCACATCCCGCCGGTGCTGACCGTCTTGTTCGCCACAGCTACGTAGGCCTGCGCCGCGAGATCGGACAGGTTTTTAGCTCCTGCCACTGCCGGCGCGTTCGCCTTGTCATAAGCCGCGTTTTGAGTAGCAATCTGCTTTTGCGCCTGCTGGATTTGCGCCTGCGTCGTCCCTACCGGTGCTGTCGCAGCCAGCGAGGGAGTGAACGGCACGCCACTACTTGCGACCGTCTTCTGGCGCACAGTATCGGCCTGTTGCGCCTGAGCCTGCTGGATCTTCGGAAGATCAGCCTGCGCCTGCTCCCGCTGCTCCTTCTGCTGTTTGAGTTGCAATTCGGCCTGCTTGATCCGCAGTTCGGACTGATCTTTCAGCGTTACCGAACGGTCGGCCAACGTCTGCAACTTGTTGCGGTCGAGATCGTAATTTCCGGTCAGCCCCAGTCCGGCCACGGCTCCTTGCATGGCGGGATTGCTCTGGATCTGCGCGCGCAGATTGTTGTAGCTCGATTGGTCGTTCACGCCGGCGGCCAGCTTCGACGTTTCTTCGTTCGCGTCTTTCTGAATCGCGAGACCCTTCGTCTGAAGATCAAGCTGCTTGCCCTGCGCTTCCTGAATCTGACCCATGACCATCTGCGCGACGGCGGGATGCCCCTGCTGCATAGCCTGCTGATAGACTTTCTGGAGCATACCGATATGCTGCTGCTGATCTTTGATAGCCTGCTGGTAGACCGGAATAGGCGTGTCTACGCCTGCTGCATCACGCGCCGCGATCTGGTCAGCGGGAGACGGTTGCTGCGTTGCCTGAGTCGCGGTTTGTGAAAGCTGATAGGCCTGCGCGTTCTTCGCTACGTTCTTCGTGAAGCCCTGCGTTTCCGGGTTGTTCGGATTACCGCCCGGACCCGCATTCCACATGGCCGCGAACTTGGCCGGGTCGCCGCCGGCCTTCTTCCACATAGCGCCCATGTACGACATCGCGCCTTGCGGGCTCTTCGGATCAAACGGTGCGACGCCATACCCCGGCTGCGCAGCGGTAGCCGGCATCACCTGGAACGAACCCTGCGCATCCTTCGGAGATACCGCGTTTGGGTTGCCTTGCGATTCGCTCGCAATCACGCCGTAAGCGATCTCCGGCGGTACGCCATTCTGTTGCGCGAGAGTATCAAGCTGGGCGAGCGTAATCCCGGCACGCTGAAGCGGCGCCAGATTGCCGTACGCGTCGCCCGAACCCTGAGGCGCACCGCCGGCTGCCGGCTGCCCCGCCGCTACAGGTGGTGAAGCGGTTTGCGAAGATGCGTCTTGCGCACCCTGCCACGCAGATACCATAGCTTGCTGGTAGTCCTGCTGATTCTGCTGCGCGGTTTGCGCCTGCTGAAGTTGCAAAGCGGCCATCTGGTTCTGGATTGAACCGGATTGCAATTGCTGCTGGCGTTGCTGCTGCTGGTACGCGAGGTCGTTCAACTGCTGCGGAACGTTCGAAAGACCGTTCGCGAGACCCGTCAGTACTGCGCCCATGTTTCCGGCCATGTCAGTACCCCGTATATCCAGTCGAACTCAGACCGTAAGTTGGATCGCTCGTCACGTTGCTGCTAAAGCCATATGGATTGGACGAACTGGTAGAGCCAAATCCGTAGTCATCAACGCCTGAGGTCGTGTTGGGAGTGCTGTTGAACGCACCGCTGTTGTACAGATTCTGTCCGGCAGTCGCCAAACCGCTGATCCCGTTCGAAATCGAACTGGCAGTATTCGCATTGCCGGCGGCGAGAAGCTGGCCTGCGGCCACAGGGGAGCCCGTCAGGAGCCCCGACAACTGGCCCATCTGCGTAAAGGCTTGCTGTTGCGCGCTGAGGTTCGTGCCAACTGCGTTCTGCATCTGGCCGTAGCCCTGCTGGTTGCCCGCAAGCGACTGACCGTACAGGCCGGACAGTTGCGACAACTGCTGAGCGTAAGCGCTCTGCCCGAAAGACTGGCCGTAATTCTGAAGCGCGGCAAGCTGGTTGCCGGACGCGTTCAAGCCTTGCGCGGCCAACGTGGCGTTGACGGCGTTCTGCCCCTGGCCGAAAGCGGCCTGGTATTGCGGAGTCTGGTAGACGCTGCTGGGGTTTGCGACAAGGTTGTTGATCTGACTCGCGAATCCCTGACCGTTGAGCGCGTTTCCAAGGCCTACGCCTTGTCCAGCCAGTCCGCCAAGCGACGGCGCGCCCCCGTACTGGACGTTGCCGTAGGTGCCGCCCGGTTGCGCCTGCTGGTTAAGCGTGTTCGCAAATCCCGGCTGGTAAGGCGTGAATGGACTTGCAGTGCCTGCCGCACCCTGATTGCCGGACGAACCAGAATTCGCGACGGATTCACCCGCCCCGACTACCGCTGCGCCCGCGCTGATCCATGCTGCCGGCATGTCATACCCCTTTTTTCGATCAGCACTTCGTCAATGCCTTCGGTTTCCGCCGTGCCATGCACGCAGAACCAGACGATATCGGTAAGCGCCGTAATCCTGTGTTCGACTCCGGCGGGAACGATAATCACGTCGCCGCCTGAATATTCTTCGGTGTCTTCACCGATTTCCGCACGCACACGTCCGCTGCACAGGATGCTGTAGTGCTCGAATTTGTGTTTGTGGGAGCCGATCAGGTAGCCGGCGGGGGCTTTCATCCGGCGCATATAGACCGGATTGCCTTCTGTAGGGAAATAGTGTACCACGCCTAGCGCGGCGTCTATCACGTCCTGCGGAAGCTGTACAGTCACCGTTTGTACCTCCGCTCGTAGTCATGCACGCGAAGGCACACGCACATAACTATATACGAAATATCACTATTGTTCACAACAGAATGGTTTTCCGTATTCACGAAGCGATGCACGTCGCCCGGTCGATCTTCCATCCGCTCGTCTTCGTAGACGAAAGACGCGCCAGGGGCTGACTGGATGCAGATGTTGAACTTGTCGTAGTAGTTGACGTGCCAGCCAAAATCTTTGTGCGGATAGATCTGATGGCCGGGCTTCACGCGCCAGATGAATATCCCGCCAATCCTCTCCGCCTCCACGCGTCGCGCAAGGTCGAACACCAGGGGGCGAATCGCGGGCAGCGCGTACGCAGCCGGATACCAGATCGAATCGTGCTCGTCGTTGAACGTCTTCCAGTCACCTGACTTCAGCCATTCCGTCTTGTCGTTATACCGCACCCATATGTCGTCACTGTCGTGGTGGGGGCCGGCAGGCCCGAGCCGTTCCGTATCCACGTTCCACAACTCCGGATGCTGATGCAACTGGAGCGCGAGCGGCGTCACGTCCACGCCCTGCGCAATTTTCATGAAGTTCTTCAAAGCGTACCCTCTTGCATATCCGGAAGTTCGATCTGGTAGAAGCGCACCTGGAACCCGCCGATGTACAGGACGGAGAATGCACGCCGCCGCGCCGCCGCTCCACGCCGTAGAAGCGATCGGTCCGAACCGAGATTGACCGGACGGAAAGCACCGAAGCTGGCGAAATCGCTGTCAGAATACCCTACATATGCCGTGTCCTGCACCTTGTCCGCAATCACCTCGATCGTCGGGTAGAACTTTTCCTTGTTCGAACCGAAGTCTCCGGCATTCGTGCGCAACAGGCCGTAAATGAACTGCCCGTTGTCGTTCGACACGCCTTGCTGCATCTGGTAGGTGATGCCATTGGTCGAATCCAGCAGGTAATCTGTGTTGTTGCCGAAAGCGTAAAACGAAGGCGAAAACGCATTCTGCACGTAAGGCGTGATGGCCAGATTGCCCAACCCCGTCTGGTTGCTCGCGCTCGCCGTCTCCGCATCGATCGAGAAGGTATTGATCGTATTGCTGTTGATGCCCCCTACGTCGCCTCCGGGTACCGTCGTGTAGCTTAGCTGGTTTGGTCCAAGGATGGTCGCGACAAACGTACCGACAAACACGGCGCTGGAATTCATACTCGTAACCCGGATTACGGTCGGGTTGCTCAAAGCGTTGGTCGGCATGTTGACCGTCACAACGGTCCCGCTATACGTCGCGCTGATTGCGTTTATCGGCGTGCCGAGCGCGGTACTTGACCAGCGGTGCCACGATTGCGTCACGACGTTGTAGACCAGCGTGCAGTTGCTTGCGCCCAGTGTCAGGACGTAGAGCGCGGCGCCGTTGATCTCGATATAGTAGGCGTAGACGCTGGTCAGCGGATCACTGTTCAGCACCTTTTCAATGAACTCATCCGAAATCGGCTGAGGCGTCAGGCCGTTCATGATGTAGACTTTCCGGCCCTTCTGATGGGTCTGCCCGACCCAGAATATCGTATTCTCAGTCGCAACCAGTGAGGTGCCTGCTGCACAGCCAATGTTCACGGTGGCTGAGATGTTTGGCAGCAAAGGCGATCCCGGCGGCGTGTTGCCGGCGTCCAGGAAGAACGTTGTTGAGAACTGGCCGAAGCTCGCCACGTAGTTGAACAGCCGGCAAACCTGCGCGCCCGGATCGGGAGACAGGCTCCCGTTGATCGCGTTCAAAGCGTTCCACGTGGCCGGCGTGTTCAGGTTGCTATTCGTGAGAATGCCGCCGGGAGTCAGAACGAAGACGTACCCATCCAGCCACGCTACGCCCGGAACCGTGGTTGCGGGATAGTTAGGATCATTCACAGCCGTGAGAACCGTTCCGTTCCACGTGTATGCCTTGGCGTTATTCTTCAGGAATACAGCCGTACCCCCCTGACCCGTGAGCGTGAACTGGTACTGACTTGTTCCGTCCACTGCGCCAGTCGCGACACCGTTTACATAGAATTCCGTGCCGATGATCGACAGGACCTGCGTGCCGAACGTGAACAGCCCAAGACCTGCCGCAGCGGTCGTCGTGTAGACCGGCTGCACGCCGAAGCGCCGTTCGCAGAACGTGCGGCCATCCGAGTTTTTCGACGCGTAATAGTTGTACATGATGGCGTCGTACACCATCGTGGGGTCTCGCGTCGAGATCGTCTGCGCAAGCTGGATGCGGGGAGCTTCAGCCATCAGTAGCTACTCCGGCCCTGTCCCCGACGATCAGGCGTAAAGAAGGTCGAGGCCTCCTCCTGATCCCAGTTCAGCATGTCTTCCAGGTACCGGTTCGCGTTCCGCTCCACGCGAGCCGCGACTGATTCCGGCACGAAGTACTCCGGTAGCAACTGTTCGGCCAAACCCCACTTGAGTGCGTTCAGCCACTCGATCGGGAAGTCGAAACTCGCGGTCGAGTTGATCACGTCCGCGATGGGCCGTTGGCAGGTCAGAATCACGATGTTCGGATTCGCATCCGGAGCCAGATACAGGCTCAGAACGCCGTTGTTCAGCTGCGGATCGTAGTAGTAGCTGTTCGGCGTACCCTGATCGGTCTTCTGGCCCATCATGTCGTATTCCTGACGCGACAACTGGATCAGCGGAACCTGAAGCGGGAAGTTACTGGCCGGCGTCGCGTACTGAAGTCGCGCCATCGGGATGCGCAAGACGCGATATGCCTGCAACCCCGGCGTCGGCGAGCCGGGGCCGATCAGGTACTGTACCTGCCCCTGGACGACCGTGAACGACAGATCCGTCACGCACCAGAGCGGATAATTCTTGCTCATCCAGTACTTGATCATCAGGTTCAACGCCTGCGCCGCATTCGCCAGATCCGTCGGCGGAGGCGGCGTGTCGTCGTTGAACTGGCCGATCAGGCGAAATGCTGCCTGAATCAGGGTTTGCTGATTGATCGAGAAGGTATAAGTCTGTGCTGGCATTAACGGGCCCTCCGGGCCTGGAGTATGGCCGCTACGGCGCAGCCCCCGCCGCCAGTAAATGATGCTTCTGCGCTAAGGTAGATCGTCGTAGTCGCGGAGACGTTTATTCTCTGCGCAGGGGCAACAAGATTTGCTGCCCCGTTCAGACCGTAAGCCCCGTTCAGATTTTGCTGGGCGAGTAGGCCGGTCGTATACACAGGAATGTTGTTATTGACTGTGCTTACCCCCGCGAGGACTGCAGTGAGGGTCTGACTGCCATTCGGGGCGAAATAGACGTTTCCGGTTACGTTCCAGTCGCCAGCGGTGAGCGAAAGCGAAATAACAGAAGACGCAACACCGTTGGCAAGCGCGCCGGCGGGTTGCAGGCTGGACAGGTACTCGCCGATACTTCCGGCATTGGCGTTATCACCGAGCGTTGTACCGATAATACCGAGCGTGGTTGAGGGGGTGATAGCCGAAGTTGGAAATAGCCCTTCTGCGGCATTCTCCCAGCCCTGCATCTCCAGACGGATGGCGCGTTGCGACACAATGTCACCTGCCGCCCACGAGCGAGCGGTAGTCCCGTCCTGTCCCCGAACGATCGAGAAGATATTCCCTGAAACCGCCGTAACCTGAACAATCTCGATCAGGGTCTGCGTGGCGGCGTCCGTGAGGGTCACGTAGAACGATTGCGGCGGCGTCGGGGCCGGAAACAGCGCGGCCTGACCCGCGTTCAGGGTCAAGGAGGTCTGGCTGTTAGTGATCCCTACAGCCAGGGTGCCTGCAGCGTTGTTTGCGTACAGAAGGTTCGCCATTTACGTTCTCAGTGGTATCTCAACGCTGTAATGTAGCCGTTGCACGTCATTGTACTGGTTCCGAAAGTTGAGTTACCTACCACATAGATAGTCGTCGTGCTAGCCAGATTCTCAACGACGGGAACCGTGGAGATCGCCTGCGCCTGGCCGGTCGTCAAGGTCGCTACGATGTTAGTCTGGTTAGGCGCCCCCGGAAGCGTGGCCGAAGTCGTAGAAACACCCGCGTAAATAGACGAAACAGTCGTAGAACCCGCTGGATTGAACTGAACAGTTCCCCACACCAGCCAGTCGCCAGCCCCCAGCGACAAACTGGTGCAATTAGCGGTCGCGCCTGTAGTCATTGCGGTGCCGGCAGTACTTGTGCCGGTGGTCTGTCCCTGAATGCCTGCCGGCGCCGCAGCGCCTGGGGTAACCCCCGCCGTTCCGACAGCGCTGAAAATCTCGCCGTTCGCAGATACCGTGAAAACCGGTGTAGACTCGCTACCGTTCGCATTCACGTTGATGGCATTCGTCCAGCCGGCCCCGGCGGCGGATTGAATAAGAAGACCAGTCCCCAATGTGCCGGTGGCCGCAGTGGCCGTGAAGCCCTGCGAACCCGCTGTTCCAGTTAGCCCGGTCTCAATTGACCCGAGTTGAATATCCATACTGTTTAACACGGTCCCGGTCGTCGCCTGAAACTGGTTTGTGACGCCTTCCAGAAGGCCCATGAAACCTGCCACACCGCCAACGTTAACTAGAATGCCGTCAGTATCGTCCTGCCCTTGCCGGGTGACGATGGAAAGACCGTCCATTTCCCCGAGCGTTGCACTGGTCAGGAAATTGCTCTTGATCGCCGACAGATACATCCCGTAATCGGCATTCAGCGGACCGTTGGCCCCGCTACCGGTCACGGTCGATGCGATCGAGAAAGCCGAGTTCGAAGTTCCGCTATGGCTACCGTTGTTCGTATGCGTGACCGTGTGATCAGAATAATCAGTCGCCTGCCCCGGGAACATGATGATGTTCTGGTTCGCCGCGAGAACATCCGACTCCACCGCGATTGTCCCGGAAAGCGTAGTGAAAGCGCCTGCGTTCGGCGTCGTTCCGCCGATTGCCCCCGGCGTCGCCAGATACGCAGTCACGAAATTGGTGAATCCGATACCGCTAACCGTGCCGAGCGCGGTCAGATTCTGGTACGTCGGACTCGGATAGCTCTGCGCGAAAGCGGTCGAGCTAACCAGTAGAAGCAGAGCGATTATTTTTTTCATGATTGTGCGAGTGTGCCGCCGTTATTCCACAAAATCCCGGACGTACCCGGACGTACCGTAGGCAGCGAATTGAACCACGCTAGCATCAGGGCGCCGAACGTGGCGGCAGGGATATTGGAGCCGATCGCTACGCCCAGTTGCGCGACGGTGTACTGCGCCAGCGTGGGCAGCAAGGAAGGACCGACAAGCTGGTAGCCGACAATCTTGTCCGTAGCCGCGATTGGCAGCGTAGGAACAGGGAACTGGCCAAAATTGAGAGACATTATTTCCTCTTATCGGACGCGACGTGCACGGATACGCCCATCAGCGGTTGCCGTACTTACTGTGAAGTTGCAATCTCCGACCAGAAATACCGTGGTCGTAGACGAGATGCTGATACGTTGTACCGGCGCGATAAGAGAAACAGGGTTCGAAGTTGCCTGCGTCGATTCTATTACCGCCCTGTCCGGACTTGCGTTTAAGGTGGCCGAAGTTACACCCGCCGACGCCAGTGCCGACTGAATCACCGTACTGGCTGCGGCGTTGAACTGCACGTTTCCGGTTACGTCCCAGTCGCCCGCCGTCAGGCTGATACTGGTGATATTCGCGGGGGTATTCGATGTCAGGGATACTGCTGAAGCCGTAGCCGTGACGAATTCGCCGATGCTTCCTGCATTCGCGCTATCGTTCGTCGTCGTTCCGACAATACCGTTCGTACTGGACGGTGTGATAGCGCCAGTCGCAGATACAGTCGTGAAGTGCCCCGCCGCCGGTGTTGTGCCGCCAACCACCGCGCCGTCAATTGTGCCGCCGGTAATCGTCGGGTTATTCCCGAACAGCGGATTCGCGCCCGTAGAGCCGAGCAACATCTGGCCGCTTGTGCCTGCCGCCGTAGCGGATACTGCCGAGGTCCCTTCGCCGAGCAACACACCGTGGACTGTCAGACTCGCCACGCCAATACCGCCGCTTGACACAGGCAGGGGGGTTGTTGCGGAAAGCGTCGTGAACGCGCCAGTGCTAGGTGTCGTCGCACCAATCGTCGTGTTGTTGATCGTGCCGCCGGTAATTACCGGGTTAGTGGACGAAATCGCGCCGATACCCGCTGGCGTATCAATCGGCCATACATTCGTTTCGCCGTCCGTCTGCAACAGAACAGACGTGGAATTGCTCGTGCCCTGAGGCAGCAGATAGCCACTCCCGGTCGTACCGTCCGCACCGTTACTGAGAAAGACCGTAACGGTAAATGCGCCGGTTGTGTTGTTGGCGAAAGACGGTCGGCGCGAAGCCGTGTCATACGTCCCGTTTGCAATGATGAAGGTGACATTGCTGGTTAGCGCGCCAGTCAGAATGACGTTTCGATCTCCCGGAGGGATCACGGACGCCATTACCTGTGCGCCATTGCTGTAGCCCGTACCGCCGTAAAGAACAGTTGCGGATGTCACCCCGCCGCCCGATACCGACGCAACGCGCAACGTCGCGTCCACGTTGCCGCCGGCCAGGGTGACGAGATCTCCGACCGCGTATCCGGAACCGGCACTTGCGATCGTCAGGATCGAGCCGATAACGCCGCCCGAAGCGAACACAACCGGCGAGAAGCCGCTGCCCAGCGTCGCCTGATTGTACGTGCCGCCGGCAAGCGTCAGCGGAACCGTCGTGGTCGAGCGGATAATCTGCTGATTCGTGAACGCGTCCGTCGCGATTAACGTCGAATTATCGTTCGTAGACTGCGTGGTCGCACTCGCTGCGCCACTGAACGAGGTTGTGCCCGTTGAGGTAAGGGTTGTGAAGGCGCCAGTACTGGGCGTCGTCGCACCAATAGCAGAACTGTTGATCGTTGACCCTGTGATCGTCGCGCCGGTGATTACGGGACCGATAATTGAGGTAGGACCGTTGAGGGTGGCCGAACCATTAAAAACGGCACTGCCGTTCACGGTCAGGGTGTTTAGAGTCGTGCTTCCCGTCACCGTCAGGCCGGTGAACGTGACCGGAGACGTACCGCCGCTGATGGGGATGAACTGGTTGAACGCGCCGTTCAGCGCCTGCGCGGTCAGGATTTGATTCGGAACGAAAGGAACGAACTGCGCCTGCGCTCCGATCGAGAGCGCGAGCATGAGCAGCGCGAGAAGAATTTTTTTCAAGCCAACTCCGATTCGTTCAGTACAAACCCTTCCACGTCCGTATTGTTGAGCCGCGATCCGGGCGTGGCGTAGAAGTACGGCTCTACGATCTGCATGTCTTGCAGTTGCAACTCGCCACCAATCTGCTGATTGTCGATCGACGCCAGTTCGCCGCCCGCAGGCATCACCGTGGTCGTGAAGGCGACCATGATATTGTTGTTGAAGTCTATCATGTAGTTACCGAAGAAATCGGTAACCGCAAGGAACAGCGGATTGGTCGGGATGAAGGGTGGCGCGACATCGGGGCGCGACCACGGGATGGCTTGCGGGTCTGGAATACCGCGCACGAAGTCTTGCGGTTGGCGGACATTCCAGTCCTGCCGGCAGCACATCAGTCCGTCCCAGCGTTCTTTCAGGTCGCCGGAATGGTACTTCATTCCGCAGATGTCGCAGATTACGTCAAACTGGCCTTTCTTGTAGAAATCTGCGCGGCCCATGGCGCCTCCTTAGGCCGGGTTCAGACCAAGCTTCACCAGATAGAGGGTGATCGTCCAGCTTTCCAGCACAGAAGCGCTAGCGCCTTGGGTAGCAATGCCGATCCCGCCGGTTGAGCCTGCGAGACCTGATTGCTGGTACAGGCCGCCGAAGTTCTTGAAAAACTTGTTGGCGCGACCGATACAGTTGTAGAAATCGACAGGGGTCGTCGCGTCCCAGTACAAATCAACCTGATAACCGGCTTCCGCCTGCACGTCCCACTCGATCGTATCGACACGCAAAGCCGCGCAACGCTGCTTGCGCGTGATGTCCACGTAGCCAAGTTGCGACGGCAGGATCAGCTGCTGATACGCCAGATCCGTGCCGCCCGCGCCGCCAGATACCCCGTTGGTACCGTTGATCAGGAGGACCGCATTACGCGGCCCGTCCTCCATGATCCGGATTGTGATCGCTGCGCCGGCCATGGTTTAACGCTCCTTCGAGTAGCACTGAAAGTCAACCGTCATGGTCGTGATCGCTGCTGTCGCACCATTCGAAAGTGCGAGGGTCGGGTTCAAATTGACTGTCGGGAGGGTCGGCGCGAAAGCGCGGGCGCACGGGCCGAGGCCGGTAACAGGAGGCGATACGCTGCCGGTACCTGACTGCGGAATCCAGCCCACCAGCTGGTTGTTCGCGAAGATCCGAATATCGCCGTGACGGTCTAGATACCACGCCAGATCGAAGTTCGTGTTGATTGCGTAGTTTGCAATCGCGCCGACAGGAACCGGAACCGTGACCGAGACAACTGAAGCCTTGACAACGATCAGATTGATAGTCGTGACGCCAGCGGCTTTGCTGAAATAGATGCCGTCAGTAATAGCGGTCGGCGTGCTGGCGTTATTCGTCAACCCCGCGATCCAGGCGTTTGTGGTGAGCGTCGCCACCTGCATGCGGCATTCGAAGAACTGTTTCTGCGGAGGTGTAGCCGTGAAGCTGGCCGCCGGCAACTGAATCTGCGCGTAGCTGCCCGCCGTGCCTGTGGTTGAGAACAGAGCCAAACCGCCGTCGCCTGCGGTGTGCGCGACCGTGCCAGTGCCGCTATAAGCGTAAAGACCGTTGGTTGACGAACCTAGAGCGTTATCGAAGTCATCAAAAAACTGGTGATAGAACGCCGGGTTGCCGTTGCCGCAGTCCGCGAACGGGCCAAAAGGCTGATCGGTGGCGGCACCGCTGGGGTTACGGACAGGCGGTTGCGAATTAGAGGCCATTCTTTAACTCCAGAGTATTTACCAGCCGCTCTTGCCTTTGAGCGGGAATCGTTTCTTGCCGGGGCCGGCCAGGTGTGAGTGCGTCGCGGCATCGTGACCGGGAATCTCACGGCCAGCCTGATGCTCCATGTGCGGAGGGCTCTCGGTGACCTTGCGCGCGTCAGATCCGCCCACAATTCGCGCACCGTCCTTCAAGACTTGCGGATCGTTCTTTTTGTTCATCAATACACCTGTTTCTTGTGCTTGACGCGTTTGGAGGGAGTCGCCTTTGCGGCGCCTCGCCCGCCCTTGCCGGCGGCCAGGAGCTTTTCCGGGCCGCTCATGCTGATGCTCCCTTTCGGATGCATGTTCTTTTTCGGCTTGTGGTCAGTCGTCATTCGCTTCTTCGACACCATCGCTGTGCTCCTTCAAGTATTCTATCGCGGCTTGCAGGTAAGCGGGGTTGTCGCGGAAGTTACCTAGCGCCGTGTTACATCCTGCGCAAAGCAGCCCTCTGATTTTACCGCTAGCGTGACAGTGGTCTACTGCTAAAAGCCTCGTAGCGTCGCTGCCTCTACTTTTGCCGGTTTCGGGTTCTTTACATATTGCACACGTGCCGCCCTGCGCTGTGTACATCGCGTCATACTCATGGATGGTCATGCCAAACTTATGGCTTACCCTCCAGTTGCGCATCCGGTCAGGGTACAACCTGCGTACCTCTTTCTGATATCGCGCGGAGTACTCTTTGTTCGTCTCGCCTTCTCGCTTAACCGCTACCTTCTCGCGCCAAAAAAAGTTGGAGGGAGCGAACGGTGCTGTTTCATCCGGTCGGCTGATGTAGTGGTTTTCAGTAGGGCGCTCGCCGACATCTTTCACGAAAACCCAAAAGTCATCCCACTCTTCCGCCCGACTTCTTCCCCTTCGGTCCATGGACTTCCAAGGTTCGTACAGCGGATGGGATAGTCTTTGCCCTCTGTCAGGACGAGACAACCCCAGCGTTCCGTTCTTCCTCACGCGGCTGTAATGCATGTTGCACAGGCCGTGTCCGAAAACTCTCTTGCCGCAGCCTTCAACTGAGCAGATGTTCATTTATAGGATCTCCTTGGTAGAAGACCCTATCATGGAACATCAGGGTTGCGTTGTCAAGGTCCGATGCTGACGAAGACCCCCCGCCAGTCGGCCATGCCGACGCTGTAACGCTCGTAGGCCTTATACTTCATGTTGTTGGTGTCAAAATCACCATCATCACTGAAGCGGATTGCATTTCTCTGGAACAGGATCGGACCTTGCTTGGCCATGATGTTCGTGCGAATGAAGAACGTGTGCGGCGCGGTCAAATAGCGATTAATTTTAATTCCCTCAGGAAATAACTGAAGGTATTTAAGCGCGTTAATGTCGTTGTTCGCGGTTCCCGATTGGAACGTTGACTTCAGAATGCGCTGGGCATTGAACATTTCCGAGTGCTGAATGATCAGCGAACGAGGCATCAACGCAATCCGGTTGCCGCGATCATCCGTCGTGTACATCATCTGGATGACTAGGTCTTCCAGTGCGGCTTCCGACAAGTCCGCTGGTACGGTCAACGTGTTCGAGCCCGTACCACCGCCTTGCAACGGGTGAGCCGCCGAGACGAACGGAACACCATCCGAACCGTTGACGGTCGGCATGTTGTTGTAGAAGTTCGCGACGATCGTTTCCTTGGTCTGGCGGAACGAGAAGCCCAAAGCCTCCGTGCGTTCTGCCGCGACTTGCGGATACAGATTGTCGTCAATTTCTTCCTGCGTCACGATGTAGCCGAGGCCGTACGCGATGTGGATGAAACGGGTGATGAAACCCTGCCATTCCGAATCGTACTGGGTCGGCGTGCCTTCGGGCTTCGCCGGCGCCGGCGCGTAGCCGACAACCTGAACGATTTCTTCGTATTGCTTCTTGGACGAGAAAACGTCCACGAGCGGTTTCCATTCCTGAGCCGTTTCGTTGTAGCTGCGGCCAAAGGTTGCGAACAACCCAGGCCACAGCAGTTTCGGTTCGGAACCAGTTGTGATTACGCCGCCTGCCATATTATTTCTCCCTGATAGCCTGGGCTAATTAGTAACCAGCGACGCCGGACGCGCTGAGTTCGTGCAAGTTGAACGAGACAACCCACTTGGCATTCACGCCAAACTGGTTGCCGCCGCCCGGAGCGACTGCCTGATACAGACCGCGAATCTTGAGCGGGAACGTCGCCGTGGTAGCCACGGTGCCGGTCGTCAAGGTCGTAGCCGAGATCTGGATCAGCGCATTCGCGTTGTTCGCCACGGTGAACGTCGCATTCTTGTTGCAGGACGTTGCCGTCAGCGCGTTCAGGCCGTCATCCTGGATGATGAAGATCGCGTTCGGATCGTCCAGCACCCAGGCGTAGTACGCACGCGACTTGGTAGCCGGCGCGTTGATCACTTCCAGCGTCAGCGGCGAGCCCTGAATCGAGCCGTTCTGGCCGACGGCCGGGACAGCTTCGAAGCCGACGATAACGCCACGTTGATACTCGCTGTTCGCGCCCGTCGATTTCTGGATCTGCGGGATACCGTTCGCATCGCCACCGGCAACCGTCTTCACAGCATCACCGATGCTGTACTCACTGCCATCCGACGACGGGATGTAATACATGTTCACTTGCCCGGTATACATTCCGTTGTTACGGATCGGCTGAAAGCCGAACGGGCCGATGGGATTTGCCATGCTCTCTGCTCCTGTTTAACCTGCCTGCCGGAATTCGCCAACCTTCATATCCAGAGCCCGTTTCCGCTCATCCGGAATGTACTTTTCTGCGATACGATCGGTGTTGAGACCGCCGTTTTTCATCATTTCACGCTCGCTTTCGCGAATCTGCTTCGCTCCAGTCTGCTGGTCCTCTTCGAACCATTCCTTCCTGATCTTCAGCAGGTACGCGTACAGCGGTTCGCCGTTATCGAGCGTACCTACGATGGCGCGGACTCGCGAACCGACATCCGAATTGCGTTCCAGAACCTTGTTGCCGTCCTGGAGCGCTACTTCGTCCTGCGTCACGAAATCCCACCACGCGCGACCGACTGCCGCCTCTACGCGACCGTCCTGGTCGTTGAACCATCGAAGCTGGTAACCCGGAATTTCCGTGTTGACCGACAGCTTCTTGGTGGTTCCGTTGAACACTCCGCGTTCGCGCACTGCGGTACGCGGAATGTCCCGTTCGTTCTGGTTGCGCATGACGCGATCCCCCACGAGATCGCTGTTATCGCCAACACCTGCGGCCAGTTGTTCAAGTCGTTCCCTGCTGCGGCTAGTCATCAGACGGCTCCTTCAGACAGACGTTGTTTCAAAAGATAGCCTTCCAAAGCCCAAATCTTCGCCGTGGCATTCTGTTTCGCAATCTTGCATCCGATTTCCGGGTCGAAATTCTCAGGGCTAGCGCATGCACTTTCGCCGGTCACGGTGAAGCCGTTTTTCAGCACTAGTACACAAAATGTCAACAACGCAAGAGATACTGGCAAGTCCAGCATCTCAACGGGTACCTGCTCACCTTCCTGCTTGCCGCTATGCCGGTAGGCCATGTACCCGCCGCAGACGCCATTCGCTGCCGTAAAGTAATGCTCGCTTGCGATTGACGCCTCGATATCCGCCGGCGTCACCCGGGGAGCCGTTTTACCCTTACGAACGATTTCGTCTTCGATGCTCTGATCTTCCGTGCGCGGTGTTTGCGTAGCCATGTTCATTAGCGTTTTCTCCGATCGTCATACCCGTAATAAAGCTCCACCCATTGTTTCTGCGTCAGTCCACCTTCTGCGACCGCTTCGTCGCACACTGCCCGCGCATCCTTGGGCAAACTCGCGTACGTCTTGGCGCCGGTGGCGGCGCGCGTGGCGCCCGGCGTGGCTTCCTCGACTCCTGCTGCGCGGCGCGTCTCGAATTTCTCCGGGAACGCCTTGCGAACGAGTCGCGTGGTTTCTTCCAGCAGCTTGGCGAAGTCCATGGTCGGATTCTTCGCGCGCAATGCTGTGCCGATTCCACCTGCGGTAGCCGTCATCTCGTCGTCCGTGGTGAACCACGGGTTGCGGGATGCCCACTCCACCATAACTGGGTTCTTTTTCCAGTCGTTCGGATCAGGTGCTGTGCTTTGGGGGTTTTCGGGCGCTTCAGGGAGTTCCGGGCCACGTTCGCGCAGAACATCGAGTTGTTCATCGATATCTGCTGCCGTTTCGTGTTCGCCGGACCGCAATGCTTCCCGTTTCTGTGCTTTCAGGAACGCGACCTGCTGGTCGAATTCTTCCTTCTGCTTTTTGATCTGCATATCGAAGATCTTCTTATGGGCAGCGTCCATGCCGGACATCTGCTTCTTAAGGTCTTCAAGCTGCTTCTGCTGCGCGGCGACTGCCTTGCGCAAGGCGCCGTTATTCTTGCTGTGGAGTTCGAGAAACGCTTCGGCGTCGGTCCACTTGCCCGGATTCCCTTCGAATTCCTCTTCGGGTTTCCAGCCTAGTGCGCGCGCCTGTTCCTCAACGTCGTCACCGCCCGCATTGGTCGGTTCGGTAACTTCACTGTTGGGACGGTACTCGGGGATTTCCCCTTTGTCAACTACATCTTGAATGTCAGACATTGTTTTCCTCGATCGGCGAATACTTGCGTTCGAAAACGTCCTTCGGGTTGACGTACTTGTAGCCGTCTTCCTGAATCACGATGTAGTCATCGATCACCGGCGCGTAACGGGAAAGCATGCTCGCGTCCAGTTCGTGCCAGTTGTTATCTTCCGTAAGGACCAGCATTACGCCTTTCTCGTTGATCTCACTGGCGTTGCAAATTCGGCTAGCGTTGACGCGGACCGGCTTTGCGATATGGGTAAAGTCAGTCATGGTTCACCTCCAGCCCGACCACGTCCAGGTCGTTCAGGATGCGGTACTTCTTGCCGTCAATGCCGTCCCACAACAGGCCCGCGTACTTGCCGTAGACGATCTTGTCGCCCGGTTTGGCCCAGTCGCCGGTGGGCGTATCCTTCCAGCAGCCGTCACCCACGGCGATCAGCGTGCCTTTAACCTGCGCCATCTCTTCGCGGCCTGTCGTCTCCATCGCCAGTACGATACCGCTGGCCGTTTTCTTCTCGACTGCCTCCGGCAAGATCAGCAGCCGGTGGCCGAGTGGCAAAAATCCAGACGTGTTTTGCATTTACTCTTTCTCCATTGCGGTCAGATAATCCTCATATGTCATGTGTATGAGGTACGTTGCGAACTGCGCGGTTTCGACTGCGGCCATGTTGGCCACAGCGATCTCGTTTGCGGACATCGTGGGCGATGTGAGCTCGCCGGCTAGCCAGCTAGCCTTGAGCTTGTCCACCTGCGCTTGCAGGGGAACCACCAGTGCCCGGTGGGTTAGATCCTCCCGGCGCCACGCCTCCCATTCCTCCTTGCGGAGAATTTCCCTGTCCATTGCCTGCTCCTTGCGGTTGGTTTGTTGCTTCGAAAGCCTTGGTGTAGCTGTCGATTGCCCCGGTCAGTTGGTCCTGAAACTGCTTTGCTGCCTTCAGTTCCTGATCCATCAACTGGATCAGTTGATCGTTCTGCATGACGCCGGCTTCCGTGCGAAGCTTCAGCGACTGCGCTTCCAGATTCAGGATCTTGGCCTGATTCAGGCGCGCTTCTTCCATCATTTCCAGCTGGTGCCGGCGGTCAGCGGATTGCAGCTTGGCCTGCTCGATCTGCGCCTTGATCTGCGCAACCTGCACCGGCGGGGGCGGGGAAGGCTGCTGCGCGCCGGGGGTGCCCGGTTTCGGGAAAATCTCATCGATGTTCGGCACTTCCATGTCGTCAAGCACGCGGCGTGTCACGGCGTACCGGTTGAAGCCCGGGACTGAGCCAGAAAGCTGAAACACCTGCATATCGCGCGCAAGGAGTTTTTCCTTTGACGCGATTGTAGGGTCCGCAGCAGGTACGATTGCCTTGTTTGACTCGAAGTAGTCGGTCCACAGCGCGAACCCGCCTTGCCCTGATTCGTCCGCATAGTCGAATTTCCCTGAAGCCGGTTTGGCGAGGTAATTCAGGCGATAGATCAGCCGGAATTCCTTCTTCATAGCCCGATAGGTGCGCTTGTAGATGCCGTTGAAAACCTTCTCGCCCTGCTCGATTACCGCTTGCGTAGTCCCAACTTTCTGATTCTGGCCCGGATTTTGTCCGGTAGCGGCGTCGGTAGCCATGCCGATGCGAGAGCCCCAATCAATAAGAAGAGTAAGACACTGGAAAAGGACATTCGAAGGCTCCTTGGTCGGCAACGGATAAATGCCGTTTTTCAGGTCCGCAGCAGTGGAGTCGGTGCGCTTCCATTCGTTCGGACGGAAGGTGTAATCACCGCCGCGCACCCGGATGCCGCGCGCGAGGAAGCCACTCTGAAGGTTATTCATGTGGCCGGCGTCGATCAGCATGTTGATCAGCGTGTCGATCGCGTGGTTGGTCGCGCCCAGTAGCATGCCGAAGCCCATGCCGTAGATCGAGCCGTCCGGCGCCGGGATGAATTCGTACTTCGTGAAGTAGTGCTCTGGCTCGATCCGGACGATTTCACCGGATTCGTTGCGCTCGATCTTGTCCCGCTCGAAGCGGCCAACCAGGCGGTACAGGACCGAGTCATCGTGACGCACAAAGCCGATATACGGCTCGCGCAGCCCGTCGCCGTCCAGGTCAAGCCACAGATGCTGCTCAAGGAATAGCATCGGTGTGTCTTCATCGGTCGCCGCCGGCTGAATGCCGTTGATATCGTTCTCGGCAGCTTCGACTACGCCGATCGGCAACTGCTCGCGAGGCATCGGAAGGCCCGAATCGCCCGGTGCGTCTTCGTTCTTCGGTCTTGTGAACAGACCCCGGCGAATCCGCTCCTCAATCTCGTCCTGTGATAGGCCGATCGTGTGCGTCAAGCGCGGCGCCAGTTCGAGCGACTTGGCATGGTAGGGGATCACCAGATCCTTCGGCATCACCAGTTCGCTGCGCACGTGATGCAGGCTGGAGCTATCGAACGTCTTCTTGAACGCGCAACCCATGATCGCCTGAACGATCAGGGCCTTGTCGGTCGCGTCTTCCCACTGGCTGTCCTCTTCCATGATCTCGAAAGACATGTGCTGGGAGACGCGTTTCGCACGCGCGGCTTTAGTACCCTCTGGATCATCACCTATGACACGGCAGCTAACAGGTTGAGTACCGCGTACAAGAGCAGGATAGGCCCGAGCGTGGTACTGCAAAGCAGCAATAGTAAGAAGAGGAAAGCGTACGTTGGACGCACCAGGCCACGGAAAAGTTTTTTCCTCCGCAAGCTGCATGACAAGCTTTTCAGCGTCTGCATAGCGATCCTCCCACTCGGCGCGGCTCTGCTTGTCGTTCTCATAGTTCTGGCGGATCTGCTCGCCCACTTTCTTAACATCATCCTCGTCCATGTGCTCGACGAGGTTGCTAGACGTCAGAAGGGTGTGAAGGTCCAGATGCTTTTGAAACTGCATGATCAGATCCCGTGGTTAGAAAATTCGCCGTGGATCATATCGGCCGCCAAGCAATAAAACTCATGCGCGAGTTCGGGGGTCTCGAAAGTACCGAGATATCTGTTTTTTCCTTGGTAGCGGATTGTGGAAGTCCAAGTGCTTCGTTTCGCATCCCAGTGCGCACCCTTCAGCGGGCCCGCGCCGTGTGACTTTTTACCGGTATTCTGACTGTTTTGCTGATGCGAACAGATACGAAGTTTGGAGCGTCGGTTATCTAGCCGATTTCCTTTTTCATGGTCGCCTTCCCGCTGATCGCCCCGTTCCAGGCCGAGAATCCGACGGTGCATGAGTTCCGAGGTTCGACGCCCGTCTGCAAGCTTAACGGTGCGGTACGCATAGCCGTAGTTGTTGACCGACCAGGTGTATTTAGAAAGCTCCGCGTAATCTTCGTCATCGACGAGAATTTCGTGACCTTTGCCAGAATAGATAATCGCCATCAAAGCTCTCCGTCCACACGTTCGCCGGTGTTTTTGATCACTTGAATGGCGCGATCATCCCATAATTCTGTCATATATTTGTCTTTCTCACAGGTAAGCGGGAGGTGATACCCGATATTATCGAGGCACCACAGGTCAATCGCGACCGCTTCCTTGATTCCGATGCCGTTGGCGCGGGCGGTGAACAGGCGCACGTCCTTGCCTTCAGATCTCCATACGCGCACGCGATCGACCATTGCCGGGATCGGTTCACCAATCTCACCGTCGTACAGACCCCCGCTGTGCGCGAGCGTGCCGTCAAGGTCAACGCCGATCCAGCCTTTAGTATCCTGTGACACGATTTCGCCCCTGTTGATCGCTCTGCGCCTTCTCGCGCTGCCATTCCTCTTCCGCTTCCTCTTCTTCGGTCGGCGGCGTGATTATCTCATCAAGTGCCAGACCAAACTGGCTCATCGTGTCCACGAAGTCGTCATGTGGCGCGCGCGGGAAGTGGGTCATCTCCTGCTTGACCGCCGGCCACCAGTCGGCGCTGTGGTCGTAACGCACGCGCCGCGCCTTGTGCCGCGCCTGGATCGACTTCGAGCGCACCACCTTGCTTTTGCTCGGCGTGACGAAATACAAAGTGAGATAGACGCCCCGCCGCGCCATTTCTTCATTCAGAAACGGCAGGATAGACTTCTGGATCGCTCCCTTCTCTACGATAAACCCTTCGGGCTCGTACTCTTCGTGAACCTCGAAAAACTTGTCGACCGTATCCCTGGAATTCCATCTGTCTTTCTTTACGTCCACTACATCGAGGTTTCGATCGTTGTCCGTTGCGCCCGTGGTAAAGCACGTAAAGTCAGCCGACGACTCTTCCGAGACCGCCAGGTCAACTGACGTATAGAATACCACTGGACGCACGCCGGGATTCGTTTCCCAGTCGCGGTAGTGCGCGAATGGGATCTCGATCATGTCATCTTCAAGGAAAAGCTGTTTGCCATCCGCGAGCGGCCTGTTAAGCATTTCCTGAGAATAGGCGTCATCCTTGCCGGCGGTGATCGCCAGTTCGCGCTCCGCGCGCAACTTGTCTTCCGGCCAGCGGTCGGGCCACAGAACCTCGCTGAAGTCATCGAACGCCCGGTGCGCGGACCACAGATGCGCGGTCCACGATTTGTCCTTCATCAACCGGGATAACAGCGAGTTGTCCGCGAGGATGGTTCCGACCACGCGAAACAGACAGTTCATGGAGCCAACGTGCAGGACGGCCTTGTAGAACCAATCCACGAATTTCTTCAGCCGTTCCGGATTCAGAACGATTTCATCGAATTCCAGGTCGTCGCACAGGACCAGATTCGGACGCTTGCCCCGCCACTTCATCCCTCGTAGGCGCTGTTCGCTGCCGCGCGCCAGCAGGCGCACCTGGTAGCCGTCCGTGAATTCGAGAATAATTTCTGTATCGGTTTCCTTCAGGAAGGCGCGAAACCCGAAGTCCTGCCTGAGTTCGTCGTTTTCCTCGAACTCATTCTTGATTTCCTTAAGCTGCGCAACGGCTTGCCCTTCCGAGTCCGACAGGATCAGAATGTGATCCCGGAACCGGAAGCAGATCGCCGCCATCGCGAAGGTCAGCGTCACCGCGCTGGACTTGGCGTGGTGGCGAGGCGCCGCCCACGCGCAATGCTTCTTGTTTTCGTCGCAAGCTTCCGCCCACATCGTGCGGTGAAACGGCGCGACGGAAGCGGCTTCATCGAAGCCCGCCATCAGGTAGTGCCGCTGGAATCCTTCAACCAGTGCGGCGTCCAGCTTGCGAGTCTGCTTCGCGGTAGCCGCCATTACTGAATGGTTTCCCAAGCCGCAAGCCTGACATACGTCAGATGCGGCCGGAAGTTACTGCTCACTACGGCGATCGGGAGGTAGGTCATTTCGGTTTCTTCCGCTCCGGAAGTCCCTTTTCAGACTTGCCGTGCTGTTCCTTGACGAACTTCTTCGCCACCTTCTTGGGGATGCCGAGCGTGGACTTGCCCGAGGCAGCGGCATGCATGGCGCGGTTCTGCGCTTTCGATTTCATTGGCATTTCTGATCACCCCAAAGTCGCAACTGCAGGTAGATACATCCCGGCCACAGGCTCCGCAATCCGGCATCACTTACCCCCGTGTCCGGAACCCTTACCGCCTTTCGATTTGCCAACAAACTCGCCCTTGGCTGTCGTGTGAACGCACTTCTTCGATCCGCGCGTCGGCTTGCACTTCTTGCCGGATAGCGCTTTGGGACTGCTGCCTGTCGTCGTCACCATGTCAGATCCCCGCCCGTACACGTAGTTTCTCAACCTGAAGCGCGATGTCCTCCAGGATGCCCGCGAAGTCCACGCAGAGTTTCGCTGACGTGTTGATCTGAATCTGCTGCACGTCGTTTGCGAGACGCATCAGTTCCCCGATCGCCAGCACGATGGCGCCGCGCTCCGAGTAAAAGCCCTTGTAGTCGATTAGCGGCTCATTTGTATAACCCGTCATACCAGATCACTCCCGTCAGCCGGCAACGCTTCCACGTCAACCACTTCGTTTTTCTGCAACTTCTCGGTCACCGCATACTGCCGCAGCCGGTCTGCGATCCGGTCAAGCGCTGAACTCGCGCTGTCGTCCGGCTCCGGTTCCTTCCTCAACTGTGTTCGCTTGTCGAACAGCACACCGGTGACGACAGCCAGGTCACGTGCGCTTACCGGCACATGCTTCATGGTCACGCCATCCTTGTTCGCAAAGGCCCGCTCATCCCCGTTCAGGATCCGGTCCTCGATACAGTCCAGCGTCTTGGCCAGAATCTTCGTGATCCGGCCATCGAGCTTCTTGTCCAGCGAAGTCTGCAACGCCCTGATCGCAACCGGAAACCATTTGCTGCGCTTCCACTCCATCGCGGTGTTGTAGTGAATGCCAGCAAGGATCGCTGCCTCCTTGGCGTTTCCGCTTTCGAAGTAGGCGAGCGTGAACGCCTCGCGCCGCGCTTCGTCAGGCGCAAGATCAATCTGCTTGCCGGGGGTCACGTTGGAAGGAAGTCTGGCCACTGTTTGCCTTTTGCGTTTATCATTCGCGATAGTACACCGTGAACACCTACAAAGGAAACAGACATGTCCGAAGAAAATGCAATTCCCGAAGTCGCTCCCGTTGAGGTTCCAGCCACTCCGGTTGTCGAAGATGCAGCCGGGCCTAACATTCACGGCCTCGGTCCTGACGTCGGCGGTGGTCCGAATCCGGACTACGTTCCGCCGGTAGCTGAAGTCCCAAACGTCGATCCGGCTGCGCCGGCCTCTGTTGCGGAATCTGCACCTGCGCCGCTCACGCCGGTGGAAACTGTCGCCACGCTGGCCCCTGAGATCTCGCGCACCCTGCACGATCTCTTCCAGTACATCCACGAGGGTTTCGATCAGCATTCGCTGATGATCGGCATGAGCCGGTTCTACGATATCGCCCGGGCTGTTAAGGCGCAGGCCGAATCGTGAAACTCTTCCACCGAACCCCGGAGGGTTGCGCCTACCGGAAGGGCGTCAACTGGCACAAGGCGCCGGGCTGGTTCCGTACCGTGTTCTTCTGCGGTGACTGCCGATTGTACTTCCGGGTTCGGTGGAAGGTTCTGAACCGGTGGGCGCCGCGCGTGTTTCTCCGCTGGGATCTCAGGAAGAACGAGGAAGGGCCGGCGGATTACGTGCTAGGCCCTGATGGCGTGGATATGGTTCCGGCCACGCCTGAGACGGAACAGGCAGCAATCGAGAGGCTGATCGCGGCGACAAAAGGCCCTTACCGCAGAGACTAAACCCCGATTGACAGACCCCGCTTCGGCGGGGTTTTTCTTTTGCGGACAGCGCTAAGTTAGTGAGTGCTCACTTTGTGTTTTGTGATTCGGTGTTTACGGTCAGGGCATGTCGGGCCAGTGGCGATTTCCTTTAGACCTGTTTTCTTCCGCAGTGACAACCCTAAGGTTGAACTGGTTATGCAGACCGCAGACCAGTTTCGAACGCAACGGAACGATGTGATCCACGTCCCATATTCCGCCCACTACTTCCGTCAGGAAAAGGGCTTCGGCGTAGAACTCCCGGATAGCTGCCAAGTCCGCCCACACTGGGGTTGCGCATATCAGTGCTGCTTTCCGCCTAGCCCTGTTTGCCTGAACTACTCCGGGATTCTCCTTCCTGTACTCGCGCCGTTTGGCCGCTATTTTTTCTTTGCTGGCCTCGTACCTGGCTTTGCACCGCGCGGCTATCTTTTCCTTATTTTCCTGCTCGTAACGCCGCTGTCGCTCCCTCAGACGCTCCTTGTTCTCGGCCTGCCATTCCTTGGAATAGCTTATGAGCTTATCTTTGTTTTTCGCGTAGTACGCTTTCTGGTAAGCCCGCTGGTAGGCCTTTTCCGCGTCAGAAATCATAATTTGCACTTTAGAAGAGGATACGTAATTTTACCCTCTTCTAAAGATTTAGGCCCTTTATTTTTGCGGCGTTTTTTCAAACAGGGTAGTAACCATTACGGTCAAGACGAATTTTCCTGGCCGCCCCGGCCAAAAACGGGAGCAAACGGCCTGGAACCGGTCCCAAGCGCCTGAAATGTGGATAAACTATATTATGTCCAATACCCGGCTAACGCTCAAAGCCTTGCTGGGCGGGCCTCAAAGCCTAGTAGTGAACCGTGAACAGCGATTATGAGAGCCCAAAGCTTACAACTTGCGAGTCGCTGTCCGTGGTTTAGACTTCGATTTAGGAGGAAGCGCAGCCTCACGTGCGGAACGTTCTGAACGACGCCTTAAAAGAGGCAGGGTGGATGTCCGTGTATCAGGCGGTTGGATCTCTCGATCACAATGAGGGCATCTGCGGGCCGCTATTGTCCTCGCATCGACACCGGGACACATTTCCTGAAACGTAAGCGGGAAGCCGCTGATACGGCTCAGAGATAGCGCAGCAAGCGGCGGAATAGCGCCCCGCTGTGTCCACTTCTGGCCTGTATGGCGTGAGAGCCCAGCCATGCGTGCGAGGGCATCAGCTGAGCCCGCCCAGGTGATCGCGATGAGCAAAGCACGAGCGCGGATAGACGCATGGAATTTCTCGATTTCTTCGGAAAGTCCTTGCATCATGTTTCGGCAATTGCTATATTGAAGTCACTAACCGAGGAGAACAACATGAACATCGCCAAACTCTCATCCGCCAAGCTGCTGGCTGAAATCGACGCGCAGGATAAAGTCACGCGTGAATACAATGACGCTTTCATCAACGCTGGACGCGGACACGAACGCATGTCGGAGATCCGCGAATCAGCAGCGAAGGGCTTTGACCATCTGGCTTTCATGTACGTCCGCGAGATGGACAAGGAATCGGCTCTGAATGCTGAAAAGCAACGTCGCCTTCGTTACCACGGGTCCACGAAGCCCATCAAGGCGGCAGCATGAACCTGATCCGCAAACTGCTACTTCAATTGGCTCCAATCACAGTCATCGTTGACTGGGAGCGTGACGTAATCGTGCACAAGAGCTGGAACTGCAAGGACGCGCTCGCATGGGCTTCCTGCTATCCGGCGGATGCAATGATCACCTTCCTGAACCGTCGCAGCGCAGTCATTGCGTGGCGTGCGTGAGAACACCTAACCCACAATTCGCAAAGTCCTTCTGGCTGGCCCGCTTCCTGCGGGTCGTGCTTACGAAGTCACCTAACCTGCGTTTCAGGCTCGATCATACCCGAATTGATAGCCTGTACGCAACGCAGCCCGATCCGGTAGTCGCGGCTCGGGTGTATCTGGAGAACTGCCGTGCCTGACGTTCCCGACCTGATCGCCCTGTTCGTGCTTGCGGGCTGTATCCTGCTGTTCACCCATCCATGAGGTTATCGTGAAACTCCATACCGTAATCGTCCTGCTCGCAAGCGCGTACATGGAACTGTGCTGCATCGATCCGTGGCTCCCTGAGGCGAAGCGTCATTGGGTCATCCGGCGTACGGTTGACTATTCGCGGGTGTGTATGCAGTAAGTTAAGGAAGCGGGAGATCTGACTTGTAGATCAGACTCCCATCCTGCATAACGACGATCAGAATATCGAAGCGGCTGTAATCCTTCTGAGGATGCACCAAGCCACCCGCGCCTGTGTGGGATCCCGTGGTCACTTCTACCCGAAACAGTTTCCCTTCGTAAAAAGCAGCTAGGTCGAACTTGCTTGCGGGCGATACTGCGCGGAACACTTCGAACCCCTTGCGCATCAAATCCACGCAGGCCAAAAGTTCGTGCATAGCTCCTGTAGTGCCTGTGTTGAACTTGAGTCCTTCCTTTACGGCGGTGGATACAGGGTTGTTTTCGCGGTACCTTCGCTTTTCCCTCGCTTTTCCGCACAGTCTGCTGCACAGCATTTGATCTTTGCGCGACTGCTCAAAGGGCTTCTTACACTCAACACAGTTCCTGATCACGATAATTCCTTGTTAGCTCTGAATACCCTTATTCTACGCTTCTATTGTACATCTCGGAAGTAGTTTGTAGCGCCCGGATAACCGCCTCGCTGAGCCTCTGATCCGCAATCCCGATACACGAATCGCACCACCGATGTTTCCGGCGCACCATTTCGACCAGAGGCATCGTGAATTCCCGACCACAGCAGGCGCAGAGTACCGAATCGTTTTTGATCATTTACAAAATCCTTTTACATGAAATCCATCCGCGCTCCGCTCCGACTACTCCGGCTACTAGGAAGTAGCCGGAGTCGGAGCGTTGGAGCAACTAGTCGGAGCAGTCGGAGCGTAAGGTCGGAGCAGTCGGAGCGAATCAGGCTAGAAGCCTTATCCAGCGGCTTTCTACGCTCACCTTACCTCTAGCGGCTAGTCGGAGCACTGAACGTCGGATGTTTGAGGGTTTCGGATAGTCCGGCTCCGACTCCGGATTGACCGTTTCATCGTTCTGAACCGCATGGACGAAGACAGCTTCTTCTACAGCTGCGTTACCCAAACCGGCCAGATCTGCCAGGATATCAAGGTAGTGTCGCGCCTGGCCGTATTGAGGATTGTTTTCGAAATCGCTGCCCCCCGATTTCTTGCCTGTCTTCTTTACGGGCTTGCCGTCCGTTTGTTCGATCGTGCACGAGGTAATCGGCTTGCCGTTAGGCTTCTTACCCAGCGTGCCTGATTTGACAAGCCTGAATCCGAATTTCTGTCCCGCTTCGTCGTCCCGTTGCTTCACGACATGCGCGCAGTGGGTGCGGGCATCGCCTTCACCGTCAGCGGAGATCTCCACCACCACGTCGTTATCGTTGTAAAGCACGCCAGAACCGCGCCAGCTGGCACCGTCTTTCTTCGAGTGGTGGACGAACAGAACGAGGCACTCCAGGCTTTTGGCGAGGTTTGAGCAGTTCTGCACCATCACTGCCGTTTCCTGCTGGCTGCTGTCGTCGCCAGTGAAGCTGGCAGACATCGTGTCAATGACAACCAGACTGGCGCCACCGCGAAGCACGATAGAGTCGCGGATACGCTTGACCCAGGTCAGGTCCAGAAGATCCGGGGCCGTGTCGGCAAAGAACGGCGCGACGGAATCAGAGTTGACGGCCTTGTAAGCCGCGATACGTTTGCGGATACCGCGCCCCGCTTCGGCAGCTATGTAGAACACCGGACCCTGCTTCACGTCCTTACCGCGCCATTTCTCGCCGTTGTGCACATGGAAAGCGATATCCATAGCCCAAAAGGTCTTTCCGCTTTGTGAAGCGCCATACACCATTCCCGTGCCCTGATCTGGCAACAGGTCTTCCACCATCTCGCTGACGTTCTCGAACCCTTGTGCGTACTCATCACCAGCGTAGAACGGGAACGGGTCAGATTCGGTGGCACCGGTGGGTAAATCGGGTTCAGGCTTCGGCGGCTGTCCTGCTTCCGGCAGGAAGCTGCGCAGCGTGGTCATAGGCCCGCTGTACGCACCCAGCGAAGCGTACTTGGCTTCGAAAACTTCGGTCACGTGCTTGGAAGACTTCTCCGAATAGACGCGCGCAACCTCAATGCCGTCATCCCCTAACTGGTGATGCACGGCGCAAAGCACGCTAAGCCAGCGATCGTAATCGTCTTCGTTGTTCGCAATTCGCGAAACAACCCATTCAACCTGCGCCGGCGTCAGATCTTTAACCGGTTCCGCGTGTTGAGCAAACGGGTCATCGATTTTACGGTCTGGAGTATTTCTATCCGGCGCAACGCTCTTTGCTGTCCATCGCCCAGTGCTAACCAGTCCTGCCGCAAGTACTTCGAATGCGTCAATAACGCGCTGAGCCATTCCTGCGTCGAGTGTCGGCAGGTCAGCGGCGGGTACGTCGGCAATCCCCGCGTCGGAGAGTCCATCAAACCATTGATAAGGTCGTTCAGTCTCCGGGTGGACATGGTAGGCAACCCATTGCTGGCCAGATCCGAGAATTTCAACTTTGTGGTCATTTGTACCGTCCGTATAGACGACGGAAGTGAGTTTGCGGAACGGTTCATCGCTCCGGAAGGGGATCAGGAACTTCGGCGCCTTGCCGGTTCGCATCAGCAGGTTATGCCCTTCGAAGATGCCCTCAATCGCTTCCAGCATCTGCCCCGCGACTTCCTTGTCGAGAATGTCCACATCGATAGCCGGCGTAGTCGCAGCGAGAACCCCTACCCCCGCTTGTGCCGAGCCATTAGCGGCCATTCTGCGCACGTCAGAACCGCTCAGGTTGGCTTGCGGCCATCCCTTCATGCGCGGGCCTTTCTCACCCGGCGGCAGGGGCACAATGCGATAGCCAAGATCGATCAGGGCTTCGCCGTGCGTTTTGAAATATTGCGGCATCAGGCCTCCTGCGCGCGCTTGGCCTTCTGCTCATCGATCCACGTCTGTACCTCAGCAGAGTCCCAGCGGACGCCTGTACCTATGCGGATAGGCTTCGGAAAGCCATGTTCGTTCATCAGCTTGTAGACCCAGGGTCGGCTACCCCCTAGAAGCTCCGCGATATCGTTGGCGGTGATCAACATTCAAATACTCCTAGGACGTTTGTGACAAAGGGAAGGTCATACTACTCCGCAAATCGCAAACCCACAATAGAAAAAGGCCCGCTGAGGTGGCGGGCCTGAAGAACAACATCCGAGGAGATTCGCGGATAGTGTATCAGGGTTTCTCCGATTGCGCTGACGGGGCGGATAGCGCTTGCTGTTGCCATTGCTGTTGCCATTGCTGTTGCCATTGCTGGCGGCACTCACGCTCGGCAAGATAAAGTCGTCGCCAATGCTCCTTATCACCATCAGGCGGCATGATGTCCGGCTCCCCCGTTTGCGCTGGCACGGCAGGGGATGCGGCGAGCAAATCTCGCAATTCGCGAGAAACATAGGGGCCGTTCACCGATGCGATGGCTTCATAGACTCGGGCCATATCGGTGACAGCGCGGCTTAGTGCGGCGGTTTCGGACCGCGCCTTAGCCAGCAACGTCGCCATTGCGGACAAGTAATCGGAATCCTTTCGCAGCGCAGCGATCTCATCCTCGGTCACGGCAGGGTTGCTTGCAGATAGCAGGGCTCGGGCCTCTTCGATAAACCATGCGAGCGGGTTGGTTGTGTGCGCCAAGCGGTAGAGCTTTTCAATCTGTTCGTCTGTCATCAGAATCTCTAGTTCAAAGTCACAAGTTGCAAATTGCGAACCAGACCCGGGTATTGGTCGGTGCTGTTCAGGATGTGCGTGTAGTAGCGATAGGACAGGCTCAGGTTGCCGCGCTCGATACGCGCGCCCATGATGTAGCCGACCCGCATGCCCGAAGGCGTGCATACGTGCATACGTGCTGCGTCGGCTCCAGATACGCCGCTTCCTTCCACGTGGTCCAGAACAGGAAAGGACCACCTTCGACCGCGAACCGTGTGCCGCGCCACGTGTAGCCGGGTTCCAGCGTCAGTGCGATGCCTTGCACGTGGCCGGAGCCGACGAAGCTATAGGATCGGCCAGCATAGTTGCGACTGTCGTAATCAGGATCACTAACGCAAACGCAACTAGCGCGTTGCGAACCCATATAAGCGTAGTCTGCATGGTAATTCAAACTCCAGTTGTGAGCCGCGTAGACCTCGCCAGTAAGGCCCGCGATATACGCGGGGGTCTTCAGACGCTCATGGTTGTCGGCGACGTTGTGCTGAGTCCATACGCCGTCCACGTCCGACGCGAGCGAGGCCCCTGCCCCTGCCTCGAACTGGAAGAACGAGCCGGCGTAAGCAATGGACGGAACCAGCAGGAGAAGGGGCAGGAGTTTCATTGTTTGTCTCCAAGAGCGGCAAGCCGCCCGTCCAGAGTCGCAGGTTCGAACAGTCGGCCAGATTGTCCGCACTTCAGTTCACTAAGACGAACTAGTGAGCAGTCGTTCGGAATACCGCTGCGGGTTTCGCCCGTTACCAGATCAACACTTACGGGCGTCTTGTCAGCGTGGCACTTTGCCGGAATATAAAAAGCAAACCCAGGCAGCAGGGATCCGCCGTGGCTGCTTACCCCCGCCTCGTAATGTTTGCAGTCCTTACAGAATTTCATTTACGCACCATCATGCAAAGCGCCGCGAAATCGCGATTTGTCTTTCCCCAGTCGGTAAGCGTCTCCGAGAGCCGCAAATTGCGATAGGCGGGCGGCGTGGCCGGAGTCTTGTTCGGATCTGGAATTTCGTCCTGCTTCAGACAGTACGTGAATTCCAGACTGCCGCCATGCTTGTTGCCGTTTCCGGTTCGGATACGGGAAAGCGTGCCTTCCACGTGCATGTAGCCTAGCAGGCGCGTGGCATAAGATAGCGAGATGCCGGCACGCATCGCCACCTGGGCGGACAACAGGCGTTCGCCGGGTTTGAAGGCGGCAAGGATCTTTTCCTTCTTTTCTTCTGCGCTCATTCTGGTTTCTCCGCAAGGCCGCGCCAGCGTTTGTCTTGCGCGCCCTGTCTAATGCACATTCCACGGGCGCGATCTGCTGTGCAATATTGGCTACTCCAGTACAAGCCGTTCCATTCGCTAAAGCCTTCTAAACCGACAAACTTAGTTTCATAAACTCCCGGATGCACGGGCGTCACATCCTCCGGAAACCAATCAGTGAGTTTCATTCTGCTCTCCTTTCCGGATCAAGCGCATCCTGAACCACGGCCTGCGCTTTCTCCAGTTCGTTAATGGCTTCGGTCAGCAGTTCGGCCATGTTGAAGTCCTTTCGCTGATCGGCAGCGATAGCCGCGTTTCGCAATCTGTGAATCAGGAATGTGCTCATTCGTCTTCCCCCGGGCGGTCTGGATCTTCGCTGAACTCAACAAGGTACATGCTCGAACCGATCTGAAGTGAGTGCTCGTCACCTTGCAAACCGCGCCATTCGCGGACCTGCCAAAAACTACGGCACCCATGTCGAGCTTTGCGAACACTTTCGGCAGCGCTTGTGCTAGCGTAATGCCAAGATCCGTCTTTCCAGACCGACCAGGTCATCGAGGGCACGTAAGGTAAACGCGTCTGATAAAGGCCTTCGCGAGCCGGCTTGACGTGGTCCGGGAACCAACTGGTCTTTTTCATTTTCCGCACCCCTTATAGAAAGAACAATTCGCGCACGCACTGGAGATATCTCCCCTACCGACAACCGGAAGCGGCTGTTCGCGCTTCCTCCTGTTGACCGCACGGATTGCAGTTTCGATTCGCCCCGCCAGATCGGAACTCGCTTCACGCCGGTCCGCCGCCAGGTCGTAAAGATGCTGCCACGAACACTGGGCGAGGGTCGCCACGTCAAGCTTCTCCGCGCGGCTTGAGTCTGCCATCCACTGTTTGAATTTGTTCATTCGGTAGCCTGAGGAGCATTACGCAAAAGTTCAAGCAGCGTTTCGGCTTCCCATTTGAAATGGTCCGCCGCCGCCGCCGCCGACC